AATCTTGCTTATTAATATTTTTACTTTGATATTCAATGTTTTATAACTTATTTTTATCCTTGCTTAACGAGGGGCAAAACTTGCTTATTCCTCATTATCTGGTTCAGGCAAATCAAGATTGAAATTATCCATACACATCTGCTTTACTTGTTGTTTAAACTCCTTCTCCCATTCGTAGGTGCTTAACTTGGTGCTACTCACTGGCACTCGTTGTATCTCACCAGTAGCAGGGTTAGGACGCTCCTCATAATTACACAAGGCTTTCAGTACATTATGAACCTCATTAAGAGGGTAAAACTCACCCCAAGTATCATTGATAGCCTGTTGTATGATTGGTATCCAAACGCCCCAATAGAATGCATTTTGCTGTACGCTTCGTTTCTTGCTTCGCCTCTCAATGGTAATATTGATATTTGTATCCTCAAATGAGGCTATAGCATTCTGTATAAGATTGCGATTTTGCACCAATTTGCCGTTTTTTACGTTGCTCGGAATGGTTATTTTTTTCATTGTTATTATCTTTGAAAGCAAGGCAGGACTCGAACCTGCTACTATCCCGATTGATACTTGCTTTTTGTTGTGTTAATTACCTAACATTCACGGTACTCCGCTATTAATTCCTTTATTTCTTCATATACAACCTCGCCGTTTTCCGTAACTTTACTAACGTAATAATCTATTCCTTCTACACTGTCAGGTTCTTCTTTTTCAAGGTAATCAAATGGACTTTCTTCAAAAATATCCATTGCTTCTTCGTAGCTGTTAGCTTCTACAACTGCTGTGTACTCACTTTCTTCCACGTGGCTAAATTTAATTACATACTTGTTCATTTTTTATTTAATTTAATATTACGGGCGTTCTGCCATCTGTGATAATTACCTTATTAGAGGTCTTACCTAACATCTCAATATATTGTTGCATTAGGATTTCTTTTGTAAGTCCTACCGATTGGACTTTGTTTGTTTCAGCATCTATCTTTGCCTTTTCTAATAGCATTCTTGAGGTCTCTAACTCGTTTTTTACTCTATTAGCTTCTTGTATAGCCTTATTCCTATCTTCTACGGCTTTCAGCATTGAAGCAGGTGGTTTAAGCCCCGATGTAAGTGTAGTAAGGTCAAAGAATTTTGTTTTAAATTCCTCTTTCAATCTTCTCTGTACCGATAACTCAAACTTACCTAAATTGTTCATAAGGCTGTCAGTAGTGTAATTCCTTGCTTCTTCTCTATAAGCATCAGTAACCCGCTTGTTAAGTACATTAGCTTCTACATTGTCAAAGAACGTTTCAGGGTCTTGTATTCGGTAGTTTTTGTAATTGAACACAATTTCAGCACCTTTGCCACGAATAGGCGTATAAGTGTAGGAAGGGTCTACCGTAAATACCCCAGCATCTTTTGCCGTGATTTCTACAATAGCAGGGTCTCCTGCTTGCTCCCACATTGGCACTTGATATAGTTCACTTCCTGGTCCTAATATCCCTTGCGCCCCTGTTACAATTTTGAACGAATTGATACCATTTCGTCCGTACTCTGTCATTAGAACCCCTTCATAGTTAGGTTCTGGTCGGTTACAACCCACTAAGGAGGCTATAACACTAAAAAGAAAAATCATCTTTTTCATTGATATAAATGTTTAAATTAGTTACTAAAAAACTTGTTGTAAGGGAAAACAATCAGTATAAGAATTGCTACAAGTAACCCTACAATCCATAAGTAAGGGAGTTCACTCCTGAATAATGCCATTACTCCGAATGTTAATAAAACTAACAGAATAATGAATGCTAATGCTCTGATTGCTATTTTTCTCATCATAATAAAGGTTTTGCGATTTCTAAGAGTTCTCTTTGTTCTTCAAGGAATTTATCTCTTATTTCTGGAGTTTTGAAGTGTAATACTCTACCATTATTATAAGTTCTCCTGACATTTAATTTACCTCTATAGTTTTCAATAAAGTATTTCCATTCATCCTCTTCCCAATCAGGTTGCCAACCCTCATTGTAATAGTCTCTGAGAAACAAAAGTTTTAAAAGTGCCTCTGTTGCATCAGCAAGTTCTTTATTAGGGGCTACTAAGTTTTCAGGTAAATAAATATAATTTTTATCTCTAACTACTTCCTCATAAGTTGGCGTAGGTTCTTTTTGTTCAAAGCCTTGCATTTCTAAATTGTAAGGAGATGTTGAGAGAGTGGAAGTTCCACAATTGTAACCTAAAAAATTAATCATATTACCATTTTCAGTGTAAAAGACACTCCTTTGCATACACAAAGGTTCTAACCTATATTTTGAAAAGAATTTAACCTCTATTTGAATTTTATCATATTTATTATGAATTTCTACTATTTTTCCTTCTACATCAGGAAAAAACATTTGGTCATAAACAACCATTCCTTTTTTAAATATTGTTTTCATTTTATTTAATTTTTACTTATAAAAACTTCTACTTTTATGCAACTCTAATACTTCACTGCTTTCCTTTCTGTTTGCTTCAATAAACGCCCTTGCTTGTTGTATGCTAAGGTGCGTATTGATATTGCCGTATGCGTGGGTATATTCTCCGTTGGCTCGTGCTTCTTCAATTGCTTGCTGTATGTACTCCTCGCAATAGTTATGCTCAATAGCATAGAGGTCGTAGCCTTTTGCTGTGATACCCTCCAAGTGTGCTGTATCGGTAGCTCTAAATATTTTGTAATCTCCAAAAAACAATCTAAAAAACGAATTTTTTGTGTCGTGATATAATTTTCCTATACTAACTTTAAACGTTTTGTAATCATATATTTTATTGAGTTCCAAAATATCTATATTATTAATATCAATGAGGTTTTCTAACATCCAAATTCCACAAGCAACCCTTACAGTTGGTCTTTCTTGTTGTATTTTTTGAATTGTTCTTAAATTGAAGTGGTCAGAATGTTTATGACTTAAAAAAATGATTTTTATATCTTTCAAATATGGTTTAATCTTTTTAAAAGACACCCCACAATCAATCATTACATATTTAAAAGCTATCTCACAATTACCTTCACTTCCTGAACTTATTATGTTGTATATATCACTATTCATTCTTGTATTTCCATATAAAACCTTTAACTTGTTTATACTTTCCTCGACAGCAAGCTCCAATATTTGATGCTGCACATCCTATTGTATTTCCTGCTTCTGTCATTGACACATACTCTCTTATAAAATCTCCACTTAATGAATATTGGACAACAGCCTTACTACTTTTGTTTTCTGCGCCACTTTTTTGTTTATTTAAACCTGTATCAAAACTGTGTTGGCTGTTTTCTGATTGTGTAGCCCACTCTAAGTTATCTACACAATTGTTGTTTTTATTTCCGTCTTTATGATTTACAGTGCTTTTGTTTTCAGGGTTAGGAATAAAGTGTTCTGCAACAAGTCTATGAATGTAAAAATTTTTAGTAACTCCATTTTTTGTCAGAGGAATAAATCTATAACCGTGTCCGTTGTTTCCAGATTTCCTTATTCTTGGTGATTTAAATTTTAATGATTTTATTCTTCCTTTATTGCTAACTAAATAATCTCCTTGATACTCCTTAATATCTATCCAAATTTCAATATCATTATTCATTTTCTTGTTTTTTACCTCGCTTAAGGCTTTGAGAGTAACGCCACAATCTACCATTATTGACTTGTCGTATATCACGGCGTTGCCCTCGCTACCTGAACTAATGACTTTTGCTATTCCCATTTATTTTCTGTCAGGTTGTAAATACCTCTTGGGAAGTATTTCATTTGAGGACATTTGTTATGTTCAAAAGCCCAATCTAATCCAAAATACTCAACCATTACATCTCTTGGATTTTCCGCTGTTATCTTAATCACACAATCACGATCTAAGGTTTGCCCATTAAAGCGATATATGTGTATTTGTCCCAAAGTAAAATAATGTGTTTTCATTGCTACAAATTTTTAAAATCCATTTGTTTTGGGCTTTCTGAAGGGGCAGGTGTAATAGGTTGCTCAATTACCGCATCGGTAGGCTCGCTTTGCTCAATGATTTCAGCATCTATAACCTCACGTCCTCTATTCTCACTAATACCTTGTTCTTCTGAGGTGTACATTGCCCCAAGTTGTACAGGGAATGCTTCACGTAATGCTTGTACTTTGGCTACTTTGGCAATCATTGTTGCTTTTTTGTCATTCCAATTGCTCTGTTTTTTATCATATTCAGCGGTGGTTACTTTTGCAACAAACGGCTTAATTCTATCTTTTCGATATACTTTTGCCCACGCTCCTAATACCTCATCTGATTCTAAATAGAAATTTCCTTCTACTTCTATCAGTTCTCCTTTTCTCATTAAAATAAGCCCTGCCTCCATTCCTGCATAGGACTCGTTAGCTTCTGCTCTTTTCATTAATGCTTCCTTACTAACAATCATCTGAGCTGGATTATTACCAAACTTGATAAGGTAGGCTTCATTAAGAAAAGGATTTAGTTTATTGAACTTACACACACTCATAAACTGCATTAGGTCTTGGTCTGTTACCGCTCCGTTACCTTTAGTTAGGTAGTCTCGGATAATTTGGTAAGATAGTTTTACATTTTCACCCGCTACTTCGTACTCTACAACGGGATTTTTTGTGTTAGTTACTGCTGTACTCATTGTATATTGTAATTAATGTTATTTGTTTCTAAGAATTGACGTAATGCTCTAAGTTGAGCCCTTGTACCACTTACACTAAGGGTGTAATGTAGTATTTCTTCTTGAGGAGCTGGTACTGCTTCATTTTTGACGATTTGTTCTTGAGGCTTCACTACTTCGGGCGCTTGCAAAGGAGCTACTTCTTTTGCCTTT